GCCACAAGTTACGGCATCTACCGATCCACGTACCCGATCACCGGCACTGTCAATCTGACTGTGAGTTGACGTATGTCAAGCATCAAAGGCACGAACGTGCTCGCCCCAGTCGTGCCATTTGACACGACTGACTCTCACGCATCGCACGAGGCAAAGTACGGCAAGGGCGGCTACCGCAGCGTAGCTGACACAACCGAGAGAGACTCGATCCCGTCTCCACGCCGCGAGGCCGGGATGCTGGTTCTGACGTTGAGCGACGGCAAAGTGTGGAAGCTGGCTAGCGACTTGACGACGTGGAATGAGTTCAGTGCTGGAACGTCCTCGGCATCGTCTGTGGCGTGGACTGACATCACAGGCAGGCCAGCAACTTTCACGCCTGCTAGTCACAGCCAAGCCTGGTCAACGATCACATCAACGCCGAGCACGCTTTCCGGCTACGGCATTACAGACGCTGTTGGATCGTCTGATAGCAGGCTCACCGACTCGAGGACTCCGACGAGCCATGTTCATGGCAACATCAACAATGCTGGTGCAATCGGGTCAACCAGCGGGCAGATTGTTGTCACTACAATAAACGGCGTTTTGACAACGGCAGCGACAATTGCCTCAACAGCCGTGTCAGGTTTGCCAACAGCGGGCACAGCCTCAACAAACTACTGCGCAGGAAATGACTCTCGTCTATCAGACTCGCGCAGTCCGACATCTCACGCCAGCACTCATGCCAGCGGTGGTGCTGATGCGATTTCCATTGCTGCATCTCAGGTTTCCGGCCTTGCTGCGGTGGCAACGTCGGGCAACTACAGTTCGCTCACAAGCCTGCCAACTCTCGGAACTGCGGCAAGCTCGTCCACGTCTGATTTTGCTGCGGCGAGCCACACGCACGCACTTTCAGCGCTGACTCAGTCATCGGCTGCGAGCGGCCAGGTGGCGACGTGGAACGGCACGGCATGGGCACCGGCGACTCCGACGCCAGCCACGACAAGCGCCAGCTCGTTGACGAGCGGAACTCTGTCAGATTCGCTTCTTTCATCGAACGTAGTGACAGTTGCAAACCTAACGGCCAGGTTCAACCAATCGACTTCAGTCGTGGACGTTATTGACCGCGCGATGGTTACTACAACGCGAGGGCCGACGACTGGGACAATATTTTTTTCGTTTTTCTCGCCAGCCTCCAGCGTTACCGTCAGCTCAATTTCAATGGCAACCGGCGCAGGGCTGGCCTCTTCCGTCACTCTTGCGCGTATGGGTCTATACACGTGGGACGGATCGACGCTGACTCTTGTTGCCAGGACAGCCAGCGACACGACGCTATTTACGTCTTCCGCCACGGTCTTTCTTCGCAGCTTTGATACGTCTGGAAGTTACCCTTCGACATACACTCTTGCCGCAGGAACTCGGTACGCTGTAGCGGTTATTGTGGTCGCAAGTTCAATTCCATTGCTGTTAGCAGGAAATGCTCCGAACACCATAGCAGGACTCACGCCGCGAGTGCAGGCGGCGCGTAATGGCGCAACTGATTTACAAACAAGCGTAAGCACGTTTCAGGCCACTGCCGATACGATTATTTGGGCGAGGCTGTCATGACGACGACGTATATTGGCATCGTTGGCGGCCTGCACACTTGGGAAGTGAGAGATGAGAGCGGCACGCTTGTCGGCATGAATCAATCGCCCTACCCGCCATGCCCAGGAGCGGGCTGGACGCTTGATACGGAAGCAGGAGTCTGGGTGGAGGCTCAGGCATAGCCGGTCACTCGTTCGCATTCTGCGGCGACAATCGCTGGCCGAGGTGCTGCGATGTCAAATACGTTTTCTTTACTGCCAGGCCAGCTTGATGTCACGTTCGTGGTTGGCGACGAAGTAAATATCGCTATAAACCTCGGGCAGAGCATCACCGGCTACACGCTTGATTCCAAGGTCTACGTTTCGTCGTCCTCTGGATTTTCTGGAGGAGGCAGTAGCACGGTGACGACGGTCGGCTCAATTGTTGTTGTCCCGACGATACAGGTTGTGACTGCAAGCACTGGCTCAATCATCTTGTCGATGACAGAGACGCAGACGTCAGCGCTGTCGCCAGGCATCACGTATCGATGGTATCTGCGATGGATCACGCCTAGCACCACGATGACTCGGACAATTTTGGCTGGACTCTGCATCCCGAAGGCACCCGGCGCATGAGTGAAATATCTGTAAGCGTTGTCGGCGGCAGCACGATCAATCCAACGGTCGGCAACGGCGACGTTGTCAACGTGACGATTGCCAACACGGGCGAGCGCGGTCCAACAGGGCAGACAGGCCCGGCAAACTCTTTGTCTATTGGAACCGTTGCGGGCGGCACGGCAGCGTCTGCCACCATCACGGGCACGGCTCCATCGCAGGTGCTCAACCTTGTCCTTCCAAAGGGAAGCGACGGCGGAACTGTCGAGTACCAAACGACAAGTACCTATATCCAGTGGCGATACATTGGCACCACAACTTGGAACAACCTTGTATCCCTGTCCGCCATTACGGGGCCGCAAGGCCCGGCAGGCGCAGGCACCACGCTCTCTGATGCGACTCCGCAGTCACTTGGAACGGCCAGCGCTGGCACAAGCTTGACGGCATCAAGAAGCGACCACGTTCACGGCTCGCCCGGCATCTCGGGCGTTACCGGGCTCCAGGCGGCGCTAGACGCGAAGCAGGCCGCCGGCAGTTACGCGAGCTCAAGCCATACTCATACCGCGAGTCAAATAAGCGACCTGGCGACAAGCGTAGTTACTTCGGTAAACGGCCAGACGGGAGCCGTAACCGTCTCTGGCGGCTCTGGCGGATCGTCGTATACGTTGCCGGTAGCGACGGCCTCCGTTCTTGGAGGCGTAAAGCAGGGGGCCAATACGGCGATTGCGTCTGACGGAACTATCTCGGTAGCGGCGCCGACGACAAGCCTAGCCGCCACGGCGATTACCGGCCTGGCTGCCGTCGCTACGTCCGGCAAGTATTCCGACCTATCTGGTACGCCTTCTACCTATAGCCTGCCGGCAGCTACGGCCTCGGTTCTGGGCGGCGTGAAGCAAGGCTCAAACACCACTATCGCATCGGATGGCACGATCTCGGTTGCGGCTCCTGTCACCACATTGGCGGCCACGGCGATCACGGGTCTCGCCACGGTGGCTACGAGCGGAAGGTATTCCGACCTGCTTTCTATTCCGTCCACATTCGCACCGTCCGCCCATTCGCACGCCATAGCCGACGTCACAGGACTTCAGACGGCCTTGGATGCAAAGCAGTCCAGCGGCACATACGCAACGCTTGTGAGCGGAACAGTGCCGAGCAGCCAGTTACCGTCCTACGTTGATGACGTGCTTGAGTACGCCAACGCAGCAGCGTTTCCGGCATCCGGGGAAACTGGAAAAATATACGTTGCCTTGGATACCAACAAGATTTCCCGGTGGTCTGGCAGCACGTACATTGAGATCAGTCCATCGCCTGGCTCCACAGATTCGGTGGCCGAGGGCTCAACAAATCTGTATTTCACGAACGCACGAGCGTCCGCAGCTGCACCTGTACAGAGCGTTGCGGGCCGCACGGGCACAGTGACTCTGACGAAGAGTGACGTGTCGCTCGGCAACGTCGATAACACGGCGGACGCCAGCAAGCCTGTCAGCACCGCCCAGGCGGCGGCGGACGCTGCGGTGCAGGCGTATGCGATTCAGCGTGCGAATCACACGGGCACGCAGGCGGCGAGCACAATCACTGGACTATCCGCGAGCGCCACGACAGACACAACAAATGCGACGAACATCAGCGCTGGGACTCTTTCTGCGGCCCGCTTGCCACTTGCCACCACAAGCGCCGCCGGTGCTGTGATCGTTGGCAGTGGGCTATCCGTGTCGTCTGGCACCGTGTCGGCAACTCTGAGCAGCAGCACGTCGGGAATCACTGGCGCAAATGCAATCACGAATATCGTCTACCTGACTTCGGCTGCATACACAGCGCTTTCCTCAAAGAGCGCAACTACTCTTTACGTCGTTTCTGGGTGACGCATGGCCGTGTACCTCGGGACAGCAACGCCTTCGGCATACTACATCGGCACAGCGCCTGTGTCTGCGATTTATCTCGGTTCTACGCAGGTTTATACGGCAGGTGGCGGCGGCGGTGGCGCAGGCTCGTGGAGCAGTAAAAGCACAAACTGGACAAGCGTCGGTTTTTCTGGCAATGGTACGTCGTCATCCGACAAGTTCTACAAAGCATCAATTGGTGACTCCGTTTTTGACGCTGCATACGCCACTGTGCCTGGTGCTGGCACTGTAAAAGTAACGGCGACGTCGCTTGATTGCGGAAACAACTTTGTCATCTACAAGAACGGTGTTGCGGCATACACGTTCTATGACAACTCAGGCGACGGAACTGGTGTCATTTCTGGCGTCATACCTGCTACCGGCACTAATTCCTGCTCATTTGTTGTTGCGTCAGGCACCGTTGTCAGGTTTGGAAACAGCGGAGATCACACGGCGTTCCAAAACCTTTACATCTGGTGGGAGACCGCATGAGCAGCGTACTACGCACACTCGCTGACAGGCTTGCCAGCGGCTTGCAGTCCGTATCGTGGGCGATCCCATCAACCGTCGTTGAGCGTAAGAACTGGGCAAATGTGGATGTTGACGCATTGTCCATCCCGCACATCTTCGTCGTTCCAGGCAATGCAGATGTGACGCGAATTAGTCGGCTGATAATGCAGGTGGACTACACGGTCAGTGTGTTTGTTGGCCGGCACGTCCAGACAGATTCCGATGTGGACGCGATGCTGGACCTGGCGGACAGCGTCATGCTTCAAGTGCGTGCACACGCCTTTGGCTCAAGCATTGTGTGGCCGACTGGCGTCAATGGCCCTCAAACTGTCAGTATCGATCTGAATCCAGACGACGCACTTAACGAGCGAAATGTCTGGCGATCAGTCATCACGGCAACCTATCGTGTCTTTGAGAGCAACATGCTTCCAACAGGCTAGGGGGCTTTTATGGCGTTTGTCGGCGTCAATCGCCGGGGCGGCACGAAGTTTCACTGGAACAAGACCGCACTCAGGCAGATGATCGGTGATGCTGCCGCGCAGGCTCTCCAGAAGGCTGGCCTTGAGGTTCGCCGCAAGACGCAACGAGGTATGGTCGGCGGCTCAGATAAGACAACGGGACGCAAGCCAAGAGCAACTCCCGTGTTCAGGGAATACGGAGTCAAGGACGGCTTAAAGGTCATCGGAGCTATTAGCCAAGTTGCAAGGCCAGACAAAGTTTCGACGTGGTCTCCGCACGCTTGGCTCAGAAACGACATCCAGAGCGACTGGGACTCGTCCACTCAATCTGTTGTCATCGGTCCCAGCAAATCGCCGTGGCTTAATCAGCTGCATGAGTTTGGCGGCGTTGAGCGGTATTGGGTAGCCGCAAGTAGGCAGCACAAATGGTACAGAGGACACTCAATCCCAAGGAAGTTTCTGGCAGACGGCAGGCAGACAAGAGACGCTCGAGGGAGATTTGGGAAAAAGCTGATCGGCTGTTACGTCGGGCCGATTGTCAATCGCAAGTACGGGCCAAACGCCATTCCTATTGGCTCAAGGATGCTTCGCGGTCGCGGCTACATGGAAATCGGCTTGCAGGCTTCTATGCACAAAATACCGGAGCAATTTCGGAACGTGCTGTTTCTCAATGGGCGAGTCAGATAACAGGCACACCCGGTCTGAATAGAGCCCTGTTGCCCATACCGTGAGCAAACCAGCAGCACAGCTGGCACTCGCACGCAAGGGCAACACATGCCAGTCACTCCCTCTGTCACGATCACGCTCGGAAAAGACGTGAACATCACGGGCGTCAGCAACGCTCGAAGTGCCACGGTCACAAACTCAGCGTCTGACGTTGACGTGACCAAATTTGGCGACACGTCCAGAAAATTCCGCAAAGCTCTCATTGAGCAGACAATTTCGCTTGAGTGCGTTGACGCTCCTGGCGTCAGCATTGGCGGCACCTTCACGATTTCTGGCACGCAAACCGGAAACGCCACTTACATCGTCACAAACATTGCTCAGAGCCAGCCACTGGACGGGATCATCACCTACACCGTAGACGGATCTCGCACCGTCTGAGCGTAACCACTCACACAAAGGCATCAAAACATGGCTATTTCGCTCGGCAGGGACGCATCATCCGCGCCTCCGTTTGGCACAGGAATCATTTCTGCCACCTATACCGAAACGTGCGAGACCATTGATGTCTCAAATCGAGCAAACGTCGGTGGCTCTGCCGGTGCTCCAGGGAAAAAGGTTGCCAAGGCAGGCTTTGTCACCAAGACGTGGGAAATTGAGTGCCACGACCCAACGTCTCTTATCAGCAACCTCGAGGCCGCTGGCAGCAGCTTCTCTGTAATGAGCGTCACGGAAAACATCGGCATTGATGGTGCCGTGACATTCAACGTGACCGCCAAGGAGTTCTAATGGCGATCACGCTGGGGAAAGATTGCTCCATCATGCTGGATGGCGGCTACATCGCCAGCGCTCGCAACGTGACGTTGACCGAGTCTGCTCGGACCATCGACGTGAACGCCTACGGCAGTCGGTATTCAGCAGCGTATAGCACCGGATACGAGTGCACGGTGTCGGTGGAGCTCAATAATCCGGCAGAGATTTTAGCCGCTTTCTCTCGCATGCACACGGGCACGCCGTTCACTGTCTACGGCGGTGCCGCAGGTTTTTCGTTTCTTGCTGTGCTGACTGGCATCAGTGAGACAGATCCAATTGACGGCGTGGTGACATGCACGCTTGAGGCAAAGATGACAGATCCAAGGCTGCTTCGACAGTCATAGCAGGGGGGGGTGATTGTGCGTGAATTCAAGGACGAGGAAGGCAGGCCGTGGAGGTTAGCGTTGACGTGCTCTGCCGTCATGCGTGTTCGTGACGGCGTCACGATTGACGTTGAAGGCGAGAAGCGTCCTTTCAAGATTGAAAACGTCGCAGAAGTGTCCGCCACGTTTCACATCTTGCGGACGCAATACACGGTGCTTGCGGAAACGCTCTACGCGATCCTGTGCAAACAGGTTGAAGAGAAAAAGCTGACGAAGGACGATTTCTTTGATGGACTTCGCGGGGATGCTCTTGAGGCTGCTGGAAAAGCACTTGAAGAGGAACTGATTGATTTTTTCCCGCAGCGCCGCCGTCCACTAGCGAGACTGACAGCCGAGGCTCACGAGCAGCGGATGGAGGCAGTGATCGCAGAGGCGGTGGCGCAGATGCGGGAGGCAATGACGGCAGTGACGCCATCTACAACGCAATCTGGGAAGCAGCCGGAATCCTTGGAGTCCACCCTGGAAAGTGGACTTTCAGACAGCTTGTTGCCGCACGCAATGCCCGTTTAGAGGCGGACTGGTGGCATACAGCCAGTCTGCTTTCGCAAACGTACAACCTCAACAAACCAAGCTCAAAACCAACAGCCGATACCGCGAAATTTCATCCATACGTCAAAAAGCCAAAGCCAAAACAGGCGACGCCTGAAGACTTGAAGCGCTTTTTCGGGCCTAACTGGGAAAAGCACGTCTAGCTACCGGAGAATCAGATGGGAAGTGCCGGTAGCATTCGGATGGGTCGCGTTTTTGTTGAGATCGGTGCTGACGCACGTTCTTTCTTTGCCGCAGCCGGTGCCGTAGACAAGCGGATATCCAAGCTCGGGTCATTTGGTGGCGTTGGTGCCGGCCTGACGTCAATGTTTCGGGCGTTCAACGGCATCAGTCGTAGCGTTGAGAACGTCGGACGTTCAATTTCTGGTATGGGCACCAAAATGGCCGTCTTTGGTGCCGCAGTCGGAGCTCCAATCGGCATTGCCGTCAAGCAGTTTGCGACGTTTGACGACGCCATGCGTGCGACAGCTGCAGTGACTGGTGCTCTCGGGCCGGAAGGCGCTGCGGCATTGTCAATGCTCACAGAGAGTGCGCGTAACCTTGGGGCTACGACATCGTTCACGGCCACGCAAGTTGCCAATCTGATGACCGAGCTTGGCAGGGCTGGCTTTAGCCCTGACGAGATCAACGGCATGACTGCCGCCGTCCTTGACCTGTCTCGGGCCACGGGGACGGACGCCACAAAATCAGCTGGCATCATGGCTGCAACGCTGCGTCAGTTTGGCATGGGTGCGACAGATGCAGCGAAGGCGGCTGACATCCTTACAGAGACAGCCAATGCGACATTCACCAGCGTTGAGGGTCTTGGCGAATCGCTGAAATATGCAGGCCCGGTGGCAAGTTCTCTCGGTATGTCGCTCGAGGACACATCTGCAATCCTTGGCGTGCTCGGCAATGTTGGCATTCAAGGCAGTGAGGCAGGAACAGCCTTGCGGCGGCTGTCTGTCATTTCTGCTGGCGCTGGCGAAAAGTTGCATGACCTGTTTGGCGTGTCAAACACAGATGCAGCCGGGAACATGAAGCCCCTGGTGCAAATCCTTGACGAGATCAACACCGTCACGAAGGACATGCCGGTAGGTGAACGCACGGCAAAGATGGCAAAAGCGTTCGGCCTGCTCGGGATCACCAGCGCCAATGTTTTGTCACAATCAGCCGGGGGCGTGCGTGAGCTTTCTGACAGGCTCAAGACTGCTGAAGGAGTAGCGGCAAAGACTGCGAAGGAGATGGATGCTGGCCTCGGCGGCTCCATGCGGTTGGCGCGATCCGCGATCAACGACACCGCAATTGAGATTGGTTCCGCGTTGGCCCCGAGCCTGCAGACGGCGCTGGGGTTCATTCAAAATCTTGCAAACGGCATTACTGGTTTTGTGAAAGACAACCAGCAGATGGCTGTTGACATCGCCAAGACGACGGCGTTGGTGGTTGCAAGCGGATTGGCTCTGGCCGGGCTCGGCGTTGCAATCACGTTTGTCGGAGGAATTATCGGCGCTGTTTTGAGCCCGCTCGGGTTGATGGCGGCTGGCGTTGCTGCTCTTGTGATTCAGACGCCAGAACTTAGCAGCGCATTCATGACGAGCTTTGGTGAGATGAAGTCTACTGCCTCCGAGACAATGACTGGCATCTACGATGCGATCACTGGCGGTGATTTTGCTGGGGCAATGGAAATTGCGATGACAGGAATGATGCTTGCCTGGCTGGAAGGCACTGGGCAGCTGCAGTCGTCATTTGCTGAATGGTCGGCGCATTTCTTGAATGCGTTCACTGACCTTGGGACAGGCATCGCCGTCGCCGTTGAAGGCATGGGACTATCGGATTTTGCGACGACTCCGCAGGCGTGGGGCGCTGCGCCGGATCACACAAAAGGATCTGCGGCGACGCCCGAGCAGCTGCAAGCGATTGCCGACGAGAGAGCCAGAAACATCTCTGCGATGGAAGCGAACGGCAAAAACGAGATTGACCAGCGATTGTCGGGAGCAAAGAAGTTTTCTGAAAGCATCGTAACTCAGAAGAACACAGCAAGGTCTCGGCTGTCTGAACTGGCATCAAGTGCACGATCACGCAAGACGCTTACTGCGCAGGCAGACGACGTGATTGCGGCAGTCGGTGAAACAAAGAGTCTTGAAGACCTGCGGTCGCTTGCCGACGAGTTTCACGCATTGAAAAGCTCTGGGATGCTGACTGCGTTGCATGAGCAGAAATTTGGTCAAGCGGCTGACCTGGCTGCGGAACGGTTGACCCCTACAGCAACGTCTAGCGATGCGACCGGGCAAGGAGTGAAGCCACCAGACACGGAACAAATGAGAGCAGCGGCAATGGAAGCCGCAAGCAAGCAAGCAGAGGTGGCTGGCACGTTTGCGTCAACAAACCTTGGCGGAATGGGGTTTGGGGCCAGCTTGGCACAGCAGCAGCTTGATGTGTTGAAGCAGATCAAGGGCAACACGGACGACATGAGCGACGAAGGGTTGGTGGCAGCGTAATGGCACTGACTTGGATTGAAGACGGCGACTCAAGGCAGGCGACGATTGTCCGCAAGGGCAAGAAAGCGACGAGCTCATACACGCGATCGTTCAAGGTGTTCGGCACCACTGACGACGTTGAGCTCCATACATCCGTAAGTGCGAAAATCATTTCGGACGGCTACTGGCAATATCCAGGCCTGACCGAAATGAAACTTCGTGCCGAGCAATACAGCGTCTCCTATCTTGGCGACGACGCTTGGCAAGTGACGATTCAGTATGAGAAGAACGGCGCCGAGGATGGCACAGACCCGCTCAAGCGATCGCGTTCTTTTGACACGACAGGAGGAACGCAGCATCTGACGCAGGCCTTTGCTGAGTCACGGTTTGGCACCGGAGCTCCAGACCAGAAAAATGCTATCGGCGTTGACGCTAACGGCGTGAACGGCGTTGACGTTGTGACTCCACAACTGCAGTGGCAGGAGTCCTATGACGTTCCAAACGCCTACGTGACTAGCGCGTGGATTCGCGGAGTCGCTGGCGTAACTGGCACTACAAACTCGTCAGGCTTTCGCGGTTTTGAGGCGGGCGAGGTGCTGTTCATTGGGTGCAGCGGCTCTCAAGAATGGGACGACGAGAAGGGCCGTGGCCCGTGGTCGCTTTCATTTCGGTTTGTCGCATCAAAGAACGTCACAGGGCAGACGATTGGCGACATCTCTGGCGTATCTAAGAAGGGCCACGAATATCTTTGGGTCCGCTACGAGGATGCCGTTGATTCCAGCGTGCTGCTCAAAAAGCCAAAAGCCGTCTACGTCAACAAGGTCTATCGTGAGTCTGACTTCGGTGCACTTGGCATAGGAACCTCCTGATGCCACGTCCAGACGGGCGACTTGAGCCAGGCCAACCGCTGCGAGGGGCAATCTCGGCCCGCGCGTGGAACAGGGCGCAGGACGCTGCCGACCTGGTGCTTGGTGCCAATCCAGGCACGTCAGGCGTCCAAGGCTCGCCAGTCCTCAAGCCCTACACGTGGTGCTACTGCCAGCCGAGCGTGACCGTGGCCCGCTGGGGCGTCCTCGCCATCACTGGCGTGCAGATCGCGCCAACGAGCTCGTCAGGCGGCGCTACGGCGTCGTTTGAGGAGATGCCTGTGCTGACCGGCGGCACGCCGTCAGCGACGACGACG